CGGCGGCGCGCAGCGCATGGTTGGCTGCGATCTGGCGGTAATGGAAGCGGGCATAGGGCTGCGCTTCGCTGGCGGCGTAGCGGCGCCGTTCCTCTTCGGTGACGAACGGTCCGGGGAGCGCGGCCGCGGCGCGCACGGCGGGCGTATCGGGCGTCTCGACATTATCCTCATCCGCCTTCCAGCCAGGGACCGCGCTGCGCCCCGCGCCAAAACTCGTGCTGCCGCCATACACCGCGAAATCCGGTTCCTGCTCGTAGCCCATGATTTCCATCCCGTCACGCCGTGCCAGGCGGGATGCCTCGAACCAAGCCTGGGCACGCGTCGTGCGGCCCCAGGCGTTGCCGGCCTTGCGCAAGGCAGCTGCGTAGTCCGCGGCGAGCTGGCGGGTTCGCGGCTGCCGCACTTCCCATTTGCCGTCGACATTTTCCAGCGTGGCATAGCGAGCGTCGGAATCGGCCGGGAAGTAGGGCAGCGCCTGTTCGGCCGCACCTTCTCGCACCAGGCGGCGCGCCAGCAACAGGCGCAGCCGGTCCGACGCGGTAACGGGATGCCGGTAGCCCCACTCGTAGAAATCCTTAGGCGTCGGCGCGGGCCCGGTCGCCGCGGGCGTGGCGGGTGCGTGCCGGTCCACGTAGGCTTTGAGCTCGGGAGTGGTCAGCACACGTTCGGCCACGTAGGCCGCGTCGTTCCAATAGGGAGTGGATTGCCAGAAGCCCTCTGCGGTGCCGTCCGACACGGTGGCGTGCAGCAGTTGGTCCAGCGCCTCGACATATTGGCCACGCGATAGCGTCAGCACGCCTTGCTCGCCCAGCAGGCGCGCGGCGCCTGAAGCTTCCAGGCTGCCGTCTGCGCGCGGGAAGGCGCCGGCGGCCTGGGCATAGGCCTGGGCTGCCGCTTGCGTATCGCCTTGCCGCAGCGCCAGTTTGGCGCGCACCCAATAGGCCAGGGCCGTGTCCAGCCGGGCCGCCAGTGTTTGCGCCAGGTCATAGCGTCCGATGCGGTAAGCCAGCGCGGCCACCCGGTCGGCGTCCGGCACTTGCTTCAGGTCCTGGGTTTCCAACGCAGCGACCAGCGATTGCAGCGCCGGATTCGGCGTAACGTCATGCCCCTGAGCGGCGTCCGCCAAGCCGACCTGCCCGGTCGCGTCGTAGGCGGCGTAGGGATCTGTCGCGCTGTCCGGCCTGCCGTCGACGATGTCGCCGACCCTGGCCAACGCATAGGCGACCAGCAGGCGTTGCGCAATGGGATCGCCGATCAGCCGGCGAGTGCGCGCTGGATCTTGCAGGGCCCATTGCGCCAGCATGCGCAGCGATGCATTGCCGCTGGAGGACCCGCGCGCAGCCTGCTCGGCATACAGGCGCACCGCATGCACGAGCGAGGCGGCGGGGATGGTGTCCATGCACGGATCGGCGTTGACCAGCTCTATATAGGTGCATTGCCCTTGCGGTCCGGCCAGGAGCAGGCGCGCTTCCTGGCCGTAGCTGGCCACGGCCAGGCCCAACGGGTCCGCTGCGCCGTCCAGCGCGAGCTGTCGCGCGCGGGCGTAGGCTTGGGCTGCCGCAAGGCGCTGCGTCGCGGCGTCCGCGGCTGTCATCTCTGCCTCGTCCCCAATTTCAGCCAGCATGTAAGCGGCCCAGACGCTGCGCGCTGCGGCTTCCCGCGGCGGGAGTTGGAGTATGGCCCGGTAACGCGCCCGTGCGGACTCCAGCAAGTGTCCGGCATCGGCCCCGCGCGCGGCGTGCGTGTCGACTGCCGCGGCGATGTAAAGCCGGACGGCTTCGGGCAAATCGATGCCCACTGCATACGCCCGGTCGCCATCGGGCTGCGCCCGCATCGTCCTTGCGGTAGCGCGTTGTGCTGGAGTGAGCGCGGGGTCGCGGTCTTCCGGAAGGGCGTTTTGCCGATAGCTGCCGTCCGGCAATTCGTAGGCTTCGCGGGCTTGCAGCGCATCGCCGCCGGCCACGAGGCGGGCGGCCTCGTAGGCGAAGGTGTTGACGGGGGTGGCGTGGAGCGTGGCTGCGCGGTCATCGAGCAGTTGCGCGGGAAACTCCGGCCCGCAGGCAATGACGATGCCCGCACCCGTCAAGAGGAGCAGCGCCACAAGCGATTTACGGTTGTACATCGAAGCTCGAGGGCCCATTTTCACAGCGTATCCAGCCTATGTTGCGTTGGCCGCCGGCGCGCAGCAGGCCGTCTCGGGAGCGGCGCAGGTACGCACCGCCGGAGTCCTGTTCGAGGGTGTAGCCGTTGATGCCGTCGGCCGCGCGGCAGGTGCCGGCCCAGCGGATCGCGAAGGGGAGCGCCGCGTCCGCATTGCCACTGTTGAACAGTATCAGGTCCTGGGCCCCGGCCTCTGCCGCGCGCGCCGTAACGGACAGCGCCGGTTGCAAGGGCTGGCGCGTAAGCACCGCGCGCCAGGTGGCCGGGCTCCAGGCGCGCTCGTCGCGCGCCGTCGGCAGGCGGAACCACACGATGCCTGCCAGCCCGCGAGGGCGCGAGCGGTGAATTTCATCCACGAATGCCGCCATGGATGCCGGGGTGGCCACCAATTCGCTGGCGCGACCGCCCGCAAGCAGCGCAGAGCGTTCGCTTTCGACCGCCGCGATGCTGCCGTCATCATTCCAGCTGACGCGGCTGCCGTAGGTTGGCAACGCCACGCGCCACGGGCGTTGTGTGCGACCCGCAAACGCGGCCAGCCATGCGCTTGCGCGCTTGGCGTTGAACAAGCCTTGTTCGGGGCTCAGGACGGCATGGACTTGCAATACGGCTTCATCGGGAATCTTGAGCAGCGCGTCGAGACCGGAGCCGTTCAGCCATGTCGGCAACGCGGTTATGGACAACGGAAGTTCTGGCCCGAGGCTGTGTTTCAGGGCCTGCAGGAATGCCGCATACGCGGGCAGTTTCGAGGTAGGGCAGTCGTAATCGATTTCGACGCCCTTCAACATTACGCCCGCGTCTTTCCAGGCGCTGCGCGCCGTCGCGATCCGCGCAAGCACGTCCGCAGCCGGCAGCGCATCCGCGCGGCCGTCCAGACGCAGAACCATGATGGCAGGGCGTTTGGCGGCCGCCAGCGCCGCCAGGTCGGGCGCCGTGGCGAACCATCTGCCATCCGGATTCATCTCCGCCATCAGCACGCGCCATGCCCGCACCACGTCGGCGTTTTTTGCCAGCGCCTGGCTGACCGGTGGCGTCCAGCTTCGTTGCCAGACATAGGCATCATCGGGGAGATCGGCTTCCGGCCGTCCGCAAGCAGCCAAGAGCAGCAGCAGGGCGCTGCAAAGCGCCGCGGAACAGCGTTTGGCAAAGATGTTCATGCGGCTGGCCAGGATCGGAAAGGCATGACGTGGCGTTGACGACGGACGGGAAAGAAAAACGCGAAACGCGCGCGGCGTATGTCGGATGCGTGATTCTATCGCTGCCAGAAGGGGTACTAGCACTCTACGCGCGCGGCTGCTAATCGCGCACGGCGAAGCAATCCGCGGCTTGCCAGCACGCACGGCGCGCGAGTGCGCTCGATATGCCACCAAGTTTGCGCATGTTTTTGACGTTGCCACGCGTGTCTGTTGCATGCATTTGAAAGCACGCGACGTGACTATTTTTTATGTTGCGCTAAATGAATTGCCACAAAAACGTCAATTGGCTTTAGCATAGGCACATGACTTGGCGCTACGCACTGTTGGACTACACCTTGCAATGCCACGCGCCCTCGTCACCACGGATTCCCGTGCCGCGTCATCGGCGCTTTTTCACGACCGAGCCGGCACGCTGCTGAACGAAGACGCCAAGCGCCGTTCAGACCGTCCGCTGCCATCGCATAGCGGGCGCATCGGGTTTGTACCCGCATCATAAGAATCCCCCGGGACATCGCTCTTCCCTTCAAATCATTGCTGAGCATTTCATGTGCGGACGCACCATGCATGCGCGCATACGGCGATATGCTGAAGTCGGACGAGTGAACTTATTCACTTAAGTTGCATTCCCTGACGGAACTTGTATCCGAAGAGTGCAGCCTAATTGGAAAGGGCCTGATCATGCCTTTGGTTGATGTGTGGCGAAAGCAACATACCATCCAGCCGACAGTGCTTATCGCGAGATTGTCTAGTAAAGCGCGAGCGCTGAGGCACAATGGGGGCACGTAGGGACGTATTGGATTTTTCGCGTGTTGTAGGAGGTTTCCGTGCAAAACATCGTCGAAGGCTTCAAGTCGCAGTATGCAAAAGAGCAGGAATCGGAACTCTCTCTCGAGGAGTACCTCAGCCTCGCCAAAAGCGATCCCATGGCGTACGCCAGCCCCGCAGAGCGCATGCTGGCGGCGATAGGCGAACCCGAAGTCGTGGACACGCGCAACGACCCACGTCTTTCCCGTTTGTTTTCCAACCGGACCATCCGACGCTATCCAGCGTTCCAGGAGTTCTATGGCATGGAGGACGTGATCGGACAGATCGTCGCGTTCTTCAAGCATGCTGCGCAGGGACTGGAAGAGCGCAAGCAGATTCTGTATCTCCTCGGCCCCGTGGGCGGCGGCAAGTCGTCCATCGCGGAGCGGCTCAAGGCGCTGATGGAGACCTATCCCATCTACGCGCTGAAGGGTTCGCCGGTGAACGAATCGCCGCTCGGACTGTTCCATCCGGAACGCTTTGGCGACACGCTTGAAAAGGAATACGGCATTCCGCGGCGTTACCTGAGCGGCATCATGTCGCCCTGGGCCGTGAAGCGCCTGAAGGAATTCGACGGCGACATTTCGAAGTTCCGTGTCGTGCGCCTGAACCCGTCGGTGCTGCGCCAGATCGCCATCGCCAAGACCGAGCCGGGCGACGAGAACAACCAGGACATTTCCTCGCTGGTGGGCAAGGTCGACATCCGCAAGCTCGACCGCCATTCGCAGGACGACCCGGACGCCTACAGCTACTCCGGCGGCCTGTGCCTGGCCAACCAGGGGCTGCTGGAGTTCGTGGAGATGTTCAAGGCCCCGATCAAGATGCTGCACCCCTTGCTGACGGCGACCCAGGAAGGCAACTTCAAGGGCACCGAAGGCTTTTCCGCGATCCCGTTCAACGGCGCCATCCTGGCCCACTCGAACGAATCGGAATGGCAGACCTTCCGCAACAACAAGCACAACGAGGCGTTCCTCGACCGTATCTACATCGTCAAGGTGCCTTATTGCTTGCAGGTGTCGGAAGAAGTCCGCATCTACGAAAAGCTGCTGCACCACAGTTCGCTGTCGTCGGCGCCATGCGCGCCGGGAACGCTGGACATGATGGCGCAGTTCTCGGTCTTGACGCGCCTGAAGGAACCCGAAAATTCCAGCATCTATTCGAAGCTGCGGGTTTATGACGGGGAGAGCCTGAAAGACGTGGATCCCAAGGCCAAGGCGCTGCAGGAGTACAAGGACTACGCCGGCACGGACGAAGGCATGACGGGGGTGTCCACGCGCTTCGCGTACAAGATCCTGTCCAGCGTCTTCAACTACGATCAGACCGAAGTGGCCGCCAATCCGGTGCACCTGATGTACGTGCTCGAGCAGCGGATCGGCCGCGAGGACTATCCCGAGGAAATCCGCCGGCGCTACCTTGAATTCATCAAGGGCTACCTCGCGCCGCGTTACGCGGAGTTCATTGGCAAGGAGATCCAGACCGCGTACCTGGAGTCCTACTCCGAGTATGGCCAGAACATCTTCGACCGCTACGTGACGTTTGCCGATTGCTGGATCCAGGACGAGGAATTCCGCGACCCGGAAACCGGCGAAAGCTTCGACCGCAGCGCGCTTAACGATGAACTGGAAAAGATCGAGAAGCCGGCCGGCATCGCCAATCCGAAGGATTTCCGCAACGAGATCGTCAACTTTGTGCTGCGGGCGCGGGCCAATAACAATGGCCGCAATCCGACCTGGACCAGCTATGAAAAGCTGCGCGAAGTGATCGAGAAGAAGATGTTCTCGAACACGGAAGACCTGCTGCCGGTGATCTCGTTCAACGCCAAGGCGTCGGCGGAGGACAAGTCCAAGCATCAGAGCTTCGTGGATCGGATGGTTGAAAAGGGCTACACGGAAAAGCAGGTAAGGCTGCTGTGCGAGTGGTATCTCCGCGTGAGGAAGTCTTCCTGAGCGAGGTGAATCATGAATTCACTTATCGATCGCCGTCTCAACGGTCGCAATAAAAGCGCCGTCAACCGGGAGCGTTTTCTCCGGCGTTACAAGGATCAGATCCGCAAGGCGGTACACGGGATGATCCGCGACCGCTCCATTCAAGACATGGACCAGGGCGGCGAGATCAACCTGCCTGCCCGCGATATTTCCGAGCCGACCTTCCATCACGGGGCGGGAGGCGACCGCGAGATCGTGCATCCTGGCAATCGCGAGTTTGCCAAGGGCGACACCTTCGACCGGCCGCAGGGCGGGCAGGGGGAAGGCGGGTCAGAGCCCGGCGAAGGCGAGTCGGTGGATCAGTTCACCTTCAGTCTGTCGCGGGCCGAGTTCCTGAACCTGTTTTTCGAGGATCTGGAGCTGCCGCACATGGCGCGCACGCAACTGGGCGAAGTCAGCCAGAAGAAATGGCAGCGCGCCGGCTATACGACCACGGGCTCGCCCAGCATGCTGAGCATCAGCCGCACGCTCAAGTCCTCGCTGGCGCGCCGCGTATCGCTGGGCGTGAAGGCGCGCGCCGATCTGGAAGATGCCGAGGAACGGCTGGCCAAGGCCTTGGCGGCGGGCGCCTCCGCCGATGAGATCAAGGCGCTGGAGCAGGACGTCGAGGATTGCCGCGATCGCCTGGCCCGCGTGCCTTTCCTGGATGACCTGGACCTGCGCTACCGCAACCGGGTGTCGGTGGCCATCCCCATGGCGCGCGCCGTCATGTTCTGCCTGATGGACGTGTCGGGCTCCATGGACGAGAACAAGAAGGACCTGGCCAAACGTTTCTTCTCCTTGCTCTACCTGTTTTTGTCTCGCAAGTACGAGCATGTGGACCTGGTCTTCATCCGCCACACGGACAACGCCGAAGAGGTCGACGAACACACCTTCTTCTACGATCCCAAGAGCGGCGGCACCATCGTGCTGTCGGCGCTGGAGCTGATGCGCGAGATCCTGGAGAAGCGCTATCCGCCGACCGCGTGGAACGTGTACGCGGCGCAGGCCAGCGACGGCGACTCGTTCGGCGCCGACGCGGGCAAGAGCGCCCGCTTCCTGGCCGAATATCTGCTGCCGGCCACGCGCTACTTTGCGTACATCGAAGTACCCGACTCGCAGGAGGCGCGCAAGAGCAGCCTGTGGGCGGAATATGAACAGAAACTGGAGCCGCATTTCGTCATGCGGCGCATCTGCGAACGCGGCGAGATCTTCCCCGTGTTCCATGACCTGTTCAAAAAGGAAACCGCATGAATGCCATCGTGGGAGCTCTCGTGGAACCGGAGGCCGCCGGCAGCGCCCGGCCGATCTCCCAGGGTTCCGAATGGACCTTCGAGTTGATCCAGTCCTATGACGAGGCGATCTCCAAGATCGCCGCCGAGTACGGGCTGGATACCTACCCGAACCAGATCGAGGTGATCACCTCGGAACAGATGCTGGATGCCTACGCGTCTGCCGGATTGCCCATCGGCTATCCGCACTGGTCGTACGGCAAGGAGTTCATCCGCAACGAGCAGTACTACCGCCGCGGCATGCAGGGCTTGGCGTACGAAATCGTCATCAACTCCAACCCCTGCATTTCCTATCTCATGGAAGAGAACTCCATGACGATGCAGGCGCTGGTCATTGCCCACGCCTGCTATGGACACAACTCTTTCTTCAAGGGGAATTACCTGTTCCGTCAATGGACCGACGCGGACGGCGTGCTGGACTACCTGGTCTTTGCGCGCAAGTACGTGATGTCCTGCGAAGACCGCTACGGCATCGACGCGGTGGAAGCCTTGCTCGACTCCTGCCACGCGCTCTCGCATCACGGGGTGGACCGCTACAAGCGCCCGACGCCCATCTCCTACAAGGAAGAGGCCGCGCGCCAGGCCGAACGCCAGGAGCATGCGCGCCTGCAGTACAACGACCTGTGGAGGACCTTGCCGCGCCTGGAGGCTGACAAGGATACGCGCGTCGAAGCCGCCGTGTTCCCGCCGGAGCCCGAGGAGAACCTGCTGTACTTCATCGAGAAGTACTCGCCGAAGCTCGCGCCCTGGCAGAAGGAGCTGGTGCGCATCGTCCGCAAGATCGCGCAGTACTTCTATCCGCAGACCCAGACCAAGGTCATGAACGAGGGCTGGGCCACGTTCTGGCACTACACCATCCTGAACCGGCTGCACGAAAAGGGCCTGGTCAACGACGGTTTCATGATGGAGTTCCTGCAGAGCCACACCAACGTGGTCAGCCAGCGCGGCTTTGACGAACGCGGCTATGGCGGCATCAACCCTTATGCCCTGGGCTTTGCGATGATGTCCGACATCCGTCGCATTTGCGAGGCGCCCACGCCCGAGGATCGGCGCTGGTTCCCCGACATTGCGGGCGGCGACTGGCTGAAGACGCTGGACTTCGCCATGCGCAACTTCAAGGACGAGTCCTTCATTTCGCAGTACCTGTCGCCGCGCCTGATCCGGGAATTCCGCTTCTTCGCGATTTCCGACCACCAGGCCAACCCGAAGCTGGAAGTCGCCGCCATCCATGACGACGACGGCTACCGCGACATCCGCCGCCTGCTGGCCGCGCAGCACAACCGCGACAACCAGGTGCCGGATATCCAGGTGATCCGCTTCAACCGCGATTCCGACCGTTCGCTGGTGCTGCGGCACCTGAAGAGCCGCGGCCGTCCGCTGGCGGGCGACGATGCCGAACAGGTGATGAAGCATCTGGCCCGCTTGTGGGGCTTCCGGGTGCGCCTGGAAGAGACCGAGCCGGACGGCACCATCAGTTCCTACCGCGAACAGGACCCACCCGCATCGGCCTGACGCCAGGATAGGGCACGGGGACGCAATAGCGTCCCCTTTTCTTTGGCCGCTTGCCGGCCGCATGCGCAATCTGCTAGAATCGCGGATTCGCATTTTCTGCAGCGGTTAGTTCGCCGCGAAAATTGCAGTTAGGACAGGTGGCCGAGTGGTTGAAGGCGCACGCCTGGAAAGCGTGTATACGTCAAAAGCGTATCGGGGGTTCGAATCCCCCTCTGTCCGCCAGGATTCATACAAGCATTGCCAAGCAATGCCCGGAAACCCGCACCAGCCTTAGCTGTGCGGGTTTTTTCTTGCCCAGCGCAGCCCAGGCAGCACCACTGGAAGCAACCCCATAAATCGGGTACTTTGCCGGGTATCTCGGCCTGGAAGGGCCAAAATCCGAAAAAAGTACCCGTTTTTCATAGGGGAGATATGGCCACGCTCGCCAAGCTGACCGACACCGCAATCCGCTCCGCGAAGGGACGCGATAAGCCTTACAAGATGGCCGACGGTGGCGGCCTGTACATCCTGGTCAAGCCAGACGGCACGCGATACTGGCGCTACAACTATCGCCACGCCGACAAGGACAGAACAATGGCCTTTGGCGTGTACCCCGATGTGTCCGCGAAGCTGGCACGCGAAAAGCACGCAGCCGCGCGCGCGCAGCTGGCCGCCGGCGTTGATCCGATGGCCGAACGCAAGCAAGACAAGCACGCCATCCGGTCGGCCGCAGCTGATGACTTTGAGGGTCTGGCACGCGAAATGTGGGCCAAGAAACTCACGCGCGGGAACTCGGCTGGATATGTCGAGGAAGTGCTAGGCAAACTAGAAAAGGACGTCTTCCCGTGGATCGGCCGGCGAGCCATCAGCGGCATCACGGCCGCCGACATTCTCGCCATCCTCGAGCGGGTCGAGGCGCGCGCCCCGGAAACCGCGCGACGGCTTCGCGGCTTCGTTGGCCAGGTGTTCCGCTATGCCATCGCCCGTAACAAAGCGAAGGTGGACCCCACGCAAGCGCTGCGCGGTGCAGTCATCACGCCGAAAACCCAGCACTTCGCCGCCATCACGGATCCGGCCGCCTTCGGTGAACTGCTGCGCAAGATGTACAGCTATCGCGGCGAGCTGGTGACCCGCGCACTCCTGCGGCTTTCGGCCCTTGTTTTTCAGCGGCCGTCTGAATTGCGAGAGGCGCGGTGGGATGAATTCGACCTGACCGGAAAGAATTGGGGCTCGCCAATGTGGGAAATTCCGGCAGAACGTGACGGGGCGGAAGGGGATACCAAAATCACGCGCACCGGCTGGGAGTCCCATCTAGTGCCGCTATCCCGCGAGGCGGTGAGCATTCTGGAGGCACTAAGGCCTGCGACGGAGCATACCGGCTGGGTGTTCAAATCGAATCGGAAAACAGACCGCCCCTTGTCGGAGGGGGCAATCCTCGGTGCGCTGCGGCGCCTGGGGTACGCCAAGAAGATGACCGCGCACGGTTTCCGTGCTTCCGCGCGCACTATGGCAGAAGAGCGACTGAGGGCCGATGAGCGCGTATTGGAAATGCAGATATCGCATAAGGTTGTAGACCCGTTGGGCCGGGCCTACAACCGGACGGCGCTTATTGAAGAGCGCGTAGCGTTTATGCAGCAATGGGCGGACTACGTAGAACAGCTGGCGGCGGGGCGTGCCCCGCCGCTGATGCCTAACGACGACTAGCGGCCGGCTTTGGGGCCTCGTAGCCAATAGGGTCATCAATCCAGCGCAGTACTTCCCCGCCCCGGTACTTGACACCCCGTGCGCCTGTCGGAACCTTGGGCGGCGCAGTGCCATCCTTGACCCGCATGCGCCACGTCTCACGGCTCACGCGGACAAACGGCTCAATTTCCATCCACGAGTACAGCGCGCCGGGCAGAAGTTTTTCAGGCGGCGGCAGTCGGCGCTGGCGAGGCTTCTTGGCTTCGATCATGCGTGCCTCCTGATGGCGTTGATAGCGTGGGCGGCTAGGGGCGGCGGATTGGCGTTGCCTAGCATGTGCTGGGCAAGCGTTTTGTTCTCGGGCAGCTTGTAGTCGGTGGGGAAGCCCATGCCGGCGCAATTCTCGGCCGTCGTGAGCATGCGCATGCGGTCCCCGTCGACCAGCGCCCATCGTGCGCGGGTGGTGATGGTCCCCAATGGCCGGTCCAAGGACCGCCCCGTCAGGCCAGACCCGGAGCCATAGTAGGGCATCACGAAGCGGTCCCCATGCAGGCGCCGGCCGGCGCGCACCCGGGCCAATGTCTTGGGCGAGCGGCCGGGACGCTCGATAGGCGACCACGTACCGGCGTCGAAGTTGAGAATGTCGCGCACCGGCCTGTGCATCATTCTGGGGGCCGGCAGCTCGATTGGGTGCTTGCTCCGTGTGCCGACGATCAGGACGCGCATGCGGTGCTGAGGGACGCCGCAATCAGCGGCATCCCACAGATGCGGAGAGACGGCGTAACCCAGCGCGGTGAGGGCGCCGCACCACGCGGGGAACAACTCCCAGGCTAAAAACTCCTTCACGTTTTCGACCAGGAAGGCGGGCGGCCGGTGGCACTCAACGGCTGAGACAACTGCCCAGGCGGTGGCGCGCGCGGCGTCGTGGTGCGGCCGCTCCTTGCCTCGTGCGGATGTGTGGCCCGTGCAGGCCGGCGATGCCATCAAAAGGTCATGTGTCGGTACGCGGGTCCAGTCGGCCTGGTGCAGATCCTGGCAGATATGCAGAGCTTCGGGATGATTGGCGGCGTGCGTATCGACGGCCGGGCGCCAATGGTTGGCCGCCCAAAGCACGTCAACGCCCACGCTGCGCGCGCCTTCGGTGTTGCCGCCTAGGCCGGCGAAAAGGTCGATGGCAGTTTTCATTGCGGTTCATCCTTGTCCGCCGCGCAGGCTCGTTTGAAGTCGGGGCGCGGCGTTTTGAGTTGATCGGATTGCTTTGTGGGTGCCGGTATCGCGGGCGGCGCGGCCGGCGGCGGTCGGTAGCGGTCGGCGCGGGGCTGGGAGAGCGCCAGCGCAGTGATTTCCAGGCAACGGGCAAGCACCGGCGAGCGCATGGCTTCGGCCAGGGTGCCGCGTAGATGGGCTGCGTCGTGGGCCTGGGCAAGCATCGCGGGGGAAGGTTTCAACATGCTCATGCCCCCCTCTTGAAGACCCAGCAATGCACGGTCGATGCTTTGCTGCTGCCGGCCTGACTGCTGTTCTGGCGGATCCGGCTCTTGACCGTCTTCACTTCCAAGAACTTGTATTGGCGGCTGGTGCGAAGTACCTTCTTCAAGTCGCGCAACGCCGGAACCTGCTGGCGATGGTTGGCTGCGACCTCGATAAATTCGTTGAGGTTGACCGCAATCAGGTCCTCATCGCAGGAGTGATTCAGCTGGGGCTGATGCTCGTCATCGCCGTTCAGGTACGCATACGCGTCCCAAAATTCCTGCACGACGGGATGGTCTGCATTGATGACCAATTGCCGTTCTGCGGCCATATTGCTGATGAGCTGGATTGCAGCGGCGTATTGCTCATCGCTGAGCTTTACGACAAGCCGCAAGGCGTCCACGATGGCCATCAGCTGCGCGTGGCACTTCAGAATGCGGGACATCTTCACGTCGCCACGGTCGCGGATGGCGTCGTGGTGGGCCTGATAGCGGGTCATGATCGTTTCCAATATCGCCGCTTCCCGCTTGGTGGCGGCCAGGACAAAGCCGGAAACTGCGCTGGTGGGCATCGTCTCCAGCGCGACAGCGGCGGCGAGTGTCTTGGCGTTCTGGCCGGCCCGGTCGATGTTTATATGCACGATCCGGGAAAGAATCGCCTCGGAAGCGTTCACCTCGTTGTTTTGCGAAATCACGATGGAACCGCGAAAGGGCGGCTCATAGGTTTCGTTGCCACCATTGGCCACGCCGCGCGAGCGGATGCTGCGGCCGTTGTAGGCCGTTTTCAGCTCATCCCAATCGAAGGATTTGACGTGGGATTTTTCTTCGCCTAGGCGCTCGCGGTCGGACTCGATGAGAACGACAGGCAGGCCGGCTACCTGCGCGAAGTTCCGCGCACGCGCCGGGGTGGTGGACTTGGAAGGGTCGAAGCCCTCGTAGTCGTTGCGGCCGAAGAGTTTCCAGAGAAATTCAATCAGGGTGGACTTGCCGGATCCGGCTTCGCCCACGACTTCCAGGAACGGATAGCTCTTCTGCCTTTCGCGTATTTGCTCCGCGAACAATGACCCCAGCCAGAAGGCCAGGGTAACGATGCCTTTCGCGCCAAAGGCCGTCCAGACATGCTGCACCCATTCGGTGGTGTACTCGCCCGGGTCGCTGTTGATCGCCAGGGTGACAGATTGATTCAGACTCTTGACGGATAGCTTGCCAATGTCGAAAAAGTCTTCCTGGTTGACTTCGTAGATGTGCCCATCCTTGACCGCGATGCGGCCCAGGACATAGGCGCCATGCTCGCGGCTGTAGCCAATGAAATCCACGGTTTCAACGCGCTTGATGTTGAATAGACGACGCTCCATCATCTTGTCCAGGTGGTGGCCCTGGCCGGAGAACATGGCGCCCGGCGCGATGGCGAGGAGGCGCTTCTTGAATTCGCTGGCGGTCGATACCTGGGATGACGTGAAGGTGTTCTTCACGGCCGGCCCGTCGTGGGGGAACTCCACGCGGAAGTAGTACCAGCTCTCATCCGTCAGCTTATTTTCTTGGAAGTACAGAGGCGTGGGATAGCAGTTGGAAATAGGGCGAATTCCACCTGCTTCGCGCAGTGCAAGAGCGCGCAGCTCTTCGGATGAGAGCTGTTCCTTGGCCTCGTTCCCGATGCGATCCATGGCCTTCTGGTACGCATCAATGTCCATGCGGAACCAATACAGGCGCTTGCCGAATTCAAAATCAAACTCGGTGCGGCTGTTGTCGTGCTCATAGAGCAACAAAGCCTTTTCGGTCGCGGACTTGGCCAGAAGAACCGCGCCATGGTGTAGGTACAGCTTGCGCCCCTCTGCCGAAAGTCGTTGCTTCGCTGGATCGTCGGTGTTGCGGTCGAGCTGGTATAGGTCGTTCCAGTCGCGCTTTACGCGTCCGTCTTGAGGGATGATGGCGGCCTTGCTTGTCCAGCCGTCTTCGTCGGCGCGCTCCACAAACTTTCGGATGAAGGTGCGGCCGGCGCTGTCACCATCGAACGCCCACACCAGATGCGGCAGGTTGTTCGGGCGTGCATCTGCCACCGCGCGCAGGGCAACACTGGGGTAGTTGTTGCAGGAGAGCAGGGCGGCCGCATGAATGCCGACAGACCAGAGTGCGATCGCGTCGAAAATGCCTTCAACAAGCCACAGCTCACTGACCTTGGCGATATCGAATCCGGGCGGCGTCCACCATTCGCCCATGTAGCTGCCGCCATACTGGAAGCGCGCCTTCTTCTTGCCGAAGCGGCTGGGCTGATCAATCAGGCGTTCCCAATAGGTCTGCGCAACGGGAAAGCGCACCGTTGCCGATGTAATGCCTTTCTCGCGGTCGTGGTAAGTCTCCTGCGTGTAGCAGCCTTTCAGCTTGGAAATGTCGAAGCCGCGGGCGTGCATGAGATAAGCATCTGCGGCCGCATTCGGGTTGGTCTTGGCTTCTTCGGCGTACCGCGTCGACCAGTGATCGAAGATTTCGGGATACAGGTCTTTAACGTGACCCTCGTAGCCGCAATTGTTCAGGCGGCCGCAACGCAGCACCCACGGATGCTCAGCGTTGGTGTACAGCTCCTTCTTGTTGCAGGCGGGGCAACGCCCTTGACGCAGCCAGCCGGAGCGCTCCTTGAACCCGTAGGCCTCCAGGCGCTCCATGACTTCGCGGTGAAGATCGGGTTTCATGATTACGCCGTCAGGTTGCGTTCGCGGATGCAGCGGGCGGTAGCCGTATGCAGGGTGCAGGCCGCCGTCAGCATGGCGCCAGAAACGTGTGCATCACCTTGTGCGGCGTCGAGAAAGAGGGACTGCGCGCCAGAGTAGGCACCTTTCACCAGATAGCCCAACAAGCGATGCAGAGCCTTCAATTCATCGTCCGACATGGCGGCCTCAACGCGGGCATAAACGGGGATGGCGGGCATGTTTTTATTCCTTTGGAAAACACTTCCCCCCGGCGGGCATCTGGCGCCTGCCGTCAGGTGAAGCAAGTTGGGGGGAAGTGGCTTAGTAAGCGTCTTGCTGACGCGCGCCGAAACTCTTGAACAGGTCCAGCAGATCGGCGGTGGACAGCGCGAAGGATTCACCGGACGGCCCGGTGAGGAAGAGCGCAAAACTGGTGCTGCGGTTTGTGTCAATGCGCACAGGGCATTTGCGGCTAACGACTTCGGACACAGCCTGAATTGCCGCAGTCCAGGCGGTGGCCTGCGAGCAGTTGGCAACAGCCATCAGGTGCGCCGTGCAACGAGTGGCCATTGACTGGCGTTGGCGTGCGGTCGGATCCGCGCCAAGCAACAGCAATTCATGCTGGACGAACTCATGCGCACGGTCAGAAAGGAAATCGCGGTTCCAATCGACGCGGCCGGTGATGACTTGCAGGTTGGCTTTATTCATTATCGAGCCTCAATTGTCGGGGGTCGGCATCGCGTGCCGAGTGGTTTGCAACGCGCCGCTTGATAACTTCGGCGCGGGTGGAAAGGGGGAGGTTGACGCGGGGGTTAGGGATTGACGGAGGGGTGATCGTGCGCACCGCTTCCATCTGCGCTACCCATGTATGGCCACAGGTGAAATCACGGCATTGGAAATACAGGACGCGCATGATTTCCGACACGGTTTCGCTGGTGCGCACGGTGGCGAATTGGCCGCAGTGCGGGCAGTGCTGCCCGATCACATTCATGCGGGCCTCCGACTGCGCTTCGCAGATTGCTTTTTGTAGGTGGCGAGGCCGAGCCGATGAATCATCAGGGCGAACTGGGCAACTGAACGGTCATCTTCCTTTGCCAGCTTCCTGCATTCCTCGTACTCGGCGGCGGGCATACGGAGGCCTACCAACTGCCGTTTGGTGCACATTTCTGCATCATCTTTTGCTGATTTGGGCTGTCTCATGGCGTTACACTGTGTTTGACTGACGAACACTGTGATTCTGGTGCAGATATCTGCACCTGTCAAGCCTAAAGGTGCAGATTTATGCGTATTGAAATCGGGGCCAGATTAAAAGAAGAGCGCGACCGCATGGGGCTTTCGCAGCAGGACTTTGCGGCGCTCGGTAACGCATCCAAGCGTTCGCAGATCGAATGGGAAAAGGGCGGGCAAGTGCCGAATGCGGAGTTCCTATCCGCGATTGCTGCGCGGGGGGCTGATGTCCTCTATATCGTGACGGGCCGACGTGATGAGACGGCAGAGTTGGCCGTTGAATTGAAGCGCATGGCCGATGCCTGGGAGACCCTTGAGCGTGCGCTAGCGCACGTCGGGCGCACGCTAACGCCGGAGAAAAAGCGGAAGGCGGCCGAGGCCTTGTATCAAGCTAGCAAGAACGAAACGGACGGCCGGCGCATTGAGCAACTGACCGACTTGGTTTTGCAGCTTGCCGCGTAAGGGGAACCGATGAAAGACGATCAGCCCAGCGTGATCCCGTTTCCCGTAAAACGGCACGATTCGCCGCGCACGTCGACTCCCTCGGCAAGCAATGGTCTCTTGGAGACGTTGAACACCTTGCTGGAATCCGCAACGCCCGCAGCGCACGCGCCTGCTGAGCCTACGCCCGCCCGCGAGGCTCCCCAGCTAAAGGAAAGCATGGCTTGCCCTGCGTGCGAGTGCGAAGTACCGATACATGCGGCGGTTTGCTGGAACTGCGGAGATGATGTGCAACGGCACTTGCAGGCCATTCATGCGGAAATGGTCAAGGCACGGGCGCAGCGTCTGATCCTTCCCGCCGCGATCCTGATGGTGTCAGCATTTCTGCTCCTTCCCTTCGGCATCGTTAATGGTTTCGGGATCGTGTGGGGAATACTCTGCGGCGCTCTGGTTGTAGGCCTTACCGCGATAACAGTCCTGTACAGGCGGCTTGGAAATCCCACCTGGCCCTAGCTGGTCAGCAGCTTCCACGGACCTCGCGATAGTAGGAATCGGTAATGTGTTGTATTTACTTGTGACAGTCTTCGCCTAGGCTTCCACCCGCCCAGCTACAAGCCGGCGGCGGGCCAAGGTGCGTACACGATGCGCTCCAAGTTGCGCCGGTGTTCGCACAGAAGGAAGACAAAGCATGCAAAACAACGAAATCACCGCGTCCAATGTCCTGTTCATGGATCGCCAGCAGGCCAAGCCACAAGCTGCGCCCGATGTTCTGCAAACCCTGTTGCAGTCGCTGCGGGACGCGGAGCCTGTGGAGCCGACGCCTGCGGCGCAGCCGGTCGAGCTGGTGTCGTCGGTCCAGGCAATCAAAGGTTGCGGAAACCTCCAGGCGGTACACACAAACGCCGCACAGCAACAGATAGACGGTACGAACAACATTCAGCTGTCAGGCTTGAATGTGGTGGTCCGTTTGGACATCGCCCGCGATCAGCCCCAGGCTTTCGGCCAGTTTCCGAGGCTCTTACGCGTCGTCGCCATCATTGGCGTCCTCGCTTTCGCTTTGCTGTGCTGATTCCAGCGTTTCGCCTTCGAGGCGAGTGGTAAGGCCGTTATCTTCTAGCCTATGTTCGACGCGCGACAGCAGCCAGGTTATGGACCCTATGGGCGCTTTCATTGACGGAAAGCGGACGCGGGTTTGTGGCGCTAGGTCCGGTCGGCCATAGGCAAGCGTGAATTCCAACGTAGCTACGCCGCGTTGCAGCCGCTGCCATTCCGCCCGTGCATTCTCTAGCGCGTCCTCCTTCGAGGCGAAAAGCTCGCGCATGCGCTTGGCGTTGCCGATCACGCCCACCAACACGCTGCGGCGCTTGCCCCCCTTCTTGTCCTGCCAGAATGCGCGCACGCCGGTATAGGTGTCGCGGTTCGAGACGTGAAACCTAAAGCCGTCGCCATCCTGGCGCGAGAGTGTCACCGTGGGCATGTCCTGCCCTGTAGCGGTTTTGCCCGCGTGCATGGGGACGAACAATAGCCGCCCGTCCTTGATCGTCGCCACGGCGTCATATCGCTTTCCAATGCGATTCAGAAATGCCGCATCGCTTTCTCCGGTCTGGTCGATGTGTGCCACCTTCACAGATTTGATGGCGTCCGCAACAACCGGCTTCAGATCATGCGCCTTCGCGATAGCCTCAACGATCTTTTGGATGGTCGTGTTATGAAAGCTGCGCTCAGTTCGCGTGCGCAATGCCGAGGTCATATCGGCGCTGCGTGCGCGCAGCGTGATCAGGTCCGGCGGCCCGGTGTATTCCACCTCATCCACCAGAAAGGATCCCTTGTCGATCATCGGCGCGCCTTCCCAGCCCAGGTATACGCGCAGCTTCGCATTCCGAGCGGGCAGCTCGATGCCGCCGTCATGGTCGGATATCGCAATGTCCAGCTGGTCGGCCTCGCCGTTGCGGCACTCGGTGATAGACAGCCGCTGTAGGCGCGGTGAAATCTTGCCGGTGATGTCGCGTCCTTCCACAAGAACGCGCCAGACCGGACGCCGGTAGGTCGGTTCAAGCATCAGACGCCCCAGTTGACGACGGAGCCGTCCATCGCAGAAATCGGAATCTCCAGGTCTCCCAGCAGCGTGCGGGCGCGCGCGTCGTCCACGCGTTGCAGCTGCACGGTGAAGGCAATGCGGCGGGGCATGCCGAAAGCGTTGTGTTCGGTCTGGTCCTCGGTAATGTCAGGGATGACATAAGCCCCGTACACCTGGCCGGTGCCGTCCACCAGCATGTAAGCCTTGCCCGTGGCCGCCATGCGGCGCAAGAGTTCCAGGGAGCCTCCCGAGCCGGCAACCTCGGGCGCGATCCAGCCCGATAGAGTCATGGTGTCATCGCCTGGGCCTACGAATTGATAGGCGGGGGCTGCGCCCATCCGAGCGTTCGACGCGTGACGGTAGGTGCTTTGCCGGCGCAGCGTCTGATACGCAAGCGTCGGCAAGCCAAAAACAAACATGCCAAGGGCCATCATCATGGCGGCTATCTCCTAGTTATCGTCGCGGTACATCGAGCGAGCCCGCGCCGCCTTCTGCGAGTCGCGCCGCTGTAGCGCTGCCTCGATCTGCCGGGCAATCTCGGCCGGCGACGTGCCGGCGGCCGGTGTGATGTGAATATTGATCGTGTCGCCTTGGACCGTGACCGCGCCGCGCTGGCGAGGGACGAGCGCGGCCGATGTTTCAAAGGCGAGGGCACGGGCCGAATGGACGGCCGGCCCTTCGTCGGGGCGAATGGCCATACCCTGCGGTGCCGCGTCGTCGGCCATTTGCAGCCCTTGCATGCGATCCGTCATAGCCGAGAGCGCGGCCAGCGTCCCCCCAAGTATCCGACCCAGGGGACCGCTCGCGAAGGCTTCGGGAATGCTGCGCAGGAATCGCGTCAAGCTGTCGGGCGCGGCCTCCCGTGCCTGAGGCTGCGCTAGCGGGGCCGCAAGGCGCGCGTCAGTGTCTGGCGTGGGTTGGCCTGCCTTTGGTCGAGAAATCGCCTCTGCGGCCGTTTGCGGCGGTCCTGCGGGCTGGTCCAGCACTCCAGGGGCGGCCGCAGGCGCAAAGACGAGTTGCGCGGCCAGCGAAACAGGAGCCGCGGGCATCATCTGCGCGACCTCGGCGCGGTTGAGCGCCAGGCTTGCGGCAAGCTCAACGGCCCTCGGGCGGTTGACCTCGGCAAACTCTGCCGCCGGCACTAC